TGTTACTATGACCAAGTAATATAATGAAGTTAGCACTAGGAATGTCTTTACCTTCTAGTAATAAAGGAGGATTAACACCTGTACAAAAGCAAGTAAATGACTTTAAGGTTAGAGTTATTGCTGATGGTGGGGTATTTGAGGCTAAGGCTTGTTTAGAAGCACAATTAACTAATTTAAGTAATATAGCATGAGTTTATTAGATGATGTAAGTATTGTAGTAACTCCTAACGGATATAAGGCAGGAGAATTGTATGCAGTTGTTCCTGTACCTACTGAGGGTGCTGAAGAAGTTACATATCCAAACTTCACGAACTCAGACATTTCTCAATGGACTATGAGTAGTGGTAGAGCATCAAAAAGTTGGGATGCTGCTGAATTTATGCGTCTTGATTTTTCAATAGGAAATGGAGCAGCATTATATGCAGTTTTCGGTCAGACACTCAATGCACGATATAAAGTAACTATGCGAGTGCGAGGAACGAAGGCAGATGGTGTAACGGCTCAAGGCAGTACATTTGGTTCTATAGGTGATTCAAGTGAACAGGGTGAAGTTATTTCAAATCCAAACTTAACTGCTGAGTGGCAAGATTATGAGTTTTATGTTGTTTCAACAAATACAGTTTTCAGGTTTTATTTATTTAGTGCAGCAATAGGAGATTTAGTTGATTTTGATAGCATATCAGTAAAAGAATACACATCAGCAGATATGGATGTTACTAGAGCAACTGCTGCTACAAGAGTAGATGAGAATGGTTTAGTAAATTATGCTGAGGTTATAGGAGGGGAGTTAGTTACTAATGGTAGTTTTACAACTGATACGGATTGGACTAAAGGAGCAGGTTGGACAATATCAGGAGGTAGTGCTTCACATACAGGAGGTGCTTCTTATTTAAGTCAAGATGTTTTACAAGTAGATACTTTATATAAAGTTAATATAAGCGTAACGGCAGTAAGTGGTGGAGGTTTTGTTCAAATATATATGGGTAATAGTCCTGCTTCTGTTTTAATCTCACAAATCGGAGATTATACATATTACTTTACAAGTCAATCAAGTGTACTTTTAGGTCTTGCTTTAAGAAGTTTAGGAGATGTTACAATAGATAACGTATCAGTAAAAGAAGTTACAAGAGATAACGTACCTCGTATAGACTACACAGGAGGAGGTTGTCCACATATATTAGCAGAGCCTCAGAGGACAAATGAACTTACACAATCTAATCAATTTGATACAACTTGGGTTCAAAGTGGAACATTAACAAGTGGGCAAGATGGAGTAGGTGGCTCAACTGATGCTTGGAAGTTTGAAAATCCGAATGCAACAAGTTCATTATACCAAACCGATACAACAAGTGGAGTACAGACAGTTAGTGCATATTTTAAGAAAAATTCTAATTATGGTGTTCGTTTTTTTGCTTTTGGAAGCGTTAATTGTTCAACTTATTTTGATTTGAATAATGGTGCAGTAGTATCAGTAATAAATTCAACTGCTAAAGTTGAGCATGCAGGTGCTGATTGGTTTAGATGTTCAATGACATTTGACCAAACAACTTCAAGGTGTGATTTCTATGTTACCAACAACGCTTCAACTCAAGTATTAGGAGATTATACAATACAGTACGCACAATTAGAAAGTGGTTCTTACGCAACATCATACATTCCAACATCAGGAAGTACAGTAACAAGAAACCAAGACATCTTCACAAGAGATGGTATAGGTAGTTTGATTAATAGTACAGAGGGGGTTTTGTTTGTTGAAATTGCTTTTTCAGATGGAGGTAGATTAGCGATTTTAAATTCAGATGCATCAGATGACCAAGTTGTGTTAGGATTTTCAGGAAGTGTATTTTGTAGAATTAGAGAAAATGGAGCGAATGTTGTTACTCAATTTGTTGGTAGTGCAAATCAATTAAATACATACTATAAAATAGCAGTAAAATATAAGTCAGGAAGTTCAGCAATATGGGTAGATGGAAATGAAACAGTATTTGCAGGTACATTTACATTAAATGACCTTAGTAAAATTTTATTTATATCAGAAGGCTCAAGAACTTATGGCAAAGTAAAACAACTACAAGTCTACGATACAGCACTAACAGATACTCAACTAGCAGCTTTAACTTCATAATATGAATATATATAAATTACAATACGAAACAAAAGCAGAAGGAGATGCTGACTTACTTGCTAAAGGTACTTATGAAGTAATAACTGAAGAAGGAGTTACTCAAAATGTCTACAGAAATGGAACACAGGCAATCGTGTATCTTGGTAAGATAGTAGAAGTACCTGCAACTTATGATAAAGATGGTAAAGAATTAACTCCACCTATTTATTATGATGGAGTATTTTACGACCTAATGACTACAGAAGAATTTGACTTTGGAATACACGAGTTATTTCCTGTAAATTGTGTACATTCGTTCTTAGGTTATGAAAAGAACGCAGAAGGTACAGATGTAGACCCTGATGAATTAATAATAGAATAAAATGGATAAAATACTTAGTATAAACTTAGAAACATCAACAGCTCCAATAGTACAAGAAGTAAGAGGACGTGATTACATAGAGTACGGAACAGAAGATTGGAGAAACCTTTACCCTCAGTTCTTAATTGACTTATATTACAATTCTAGTACACACGCTGCAATTATTAATGCTACAGCTGAAATGATAGCAGGAGAAGACTTAGTATGTGAAGAAGATGATACTAATTTAGAAAATTACGTAAAGCTTAAAAAGTTTCTAAGACACGCTAATTCCAACGAAAGTTTACACCAAGTAATAAAGAAAGTAGCTTTTGATTTTAAACTTCAAGGAGCATACGCTTTGCATATTGTATGGAATAGAGAAAGAACAGAAATAGCAGAGGTGTATCACGTACCTGTAGAGCGTGTAAGAGCAGGAAGACCAAACGCAATGGGTAAGGTAGACTGTTACTATATAAGTGCTGATTGGGCAAACACTAGGACAAATAAACCCTATCCTATTAATGCTTTTAATGTGAACGATAGAACTTCAGGAAGTCAGTTACTTTATACAGGTGCTTACAGTCCTAATATGGATTGCTACCATACACCTGACTATATAGCGGCTAATAATTGGTGCTTAGTAGACCAAAAGGTAGCAGAGTTTCATTTAAACAATATAGAAAATGGATTTAGTGGGAGCTATTTTGTTTCTTTTGCTAATGGTATTCCTACGCAAGAGGAAAGAAGACAGATAGAACAAAGTTTAGTAGAGAAATTTACAGGAGCTTCTAATAGTGGGAAGTTTATTTTAACGTTCTCAGATGATAAGACTAGAACACCTGAAATAACTCCTATAAGCGTTTCTGACGCAGATAAGCAATACTTAGCACTACAAGAGCTATTAGTTCAAAACATACTTACAGGACACCGTGTAACGTCTCCTATGCTTATGGGTATTAAATCTGATACAGGTTTAGGCTCAAATGTAGATGAACTTAATGCAGCAGGAAATTTCTATCTTAATACTGTTGTAAAGCCGTACCAATTACATATCTTAAATACTTTACAGACTATATTCTCAGTAAACAATATGGACTTACCTGTTCAGTTTGTACAATTAAAACCTATAACAGTAGAATTTACTTCAGAGGACTTAAAAGGAGTAATGACTGAAGATGAAATAAGAGAAGAAGTTGGATTAAAACCTTTAGCAGATGTAGAAGTTAGAGAAGACTTTGCAAGTGAAAAGACAGAGCTTGATAAATTTATTGAAGAATTTGGAGAAGATATTCCTGAAGAATGGGAATTAATAGAAGAAGAAGTAGTAGATGGAGAACACCAAGACTTTAACTATGAAGAAGTATTGAACGAATTAATGAACGAGAAGTTAGAACTAGCTTCAACAGGTAGAGCTATTCCAAGTCGTAAGTCAGAGCAAGACGGACTATCTAAAAAGTCTTTTGATTACTTTAGAGTAAGATATGTTTACGCTAATGACAATTTCTTAGAAAACAAATCAGGAAGTAAAAGAGATTTTTGCAAAAAAATGGAAGCTGCAAAAAAGCTGTATAGGAAAGAGGACATAATTAATATGGGTAAAATACCTGTAAATGCAGGATTTGGTATTGACGGAGCAGCTACTTATTCAATTTGGCTTTACAAAGGGGGACCTCAATGTCATCACTTTTGGAGTAGAAGAATTTACAAAACAGTTATAGGAGAAAGTAAGACTACTAAAATAGAAGACGCTGATATGATTGGCTATACTAAAGCAAGGTCAGAAGGGTTTACTGCTAAGAAGAACGATAAGCTAGTAGCAACACCACCAAAGAAAATGAAAAATAACGGATATTACAACTAATTATGAGCTACGTATTATTTATATCAGAAGCAAAGCTAAAAGATAGCACAGCAATAAACTTAAATGTTGACCCAAATACAATATTGCCTTATATTTTACAGGCACAGCGTATCTATATAGAGCCAAAACTAGGAACAACACTTTACCAAAAGCTAGAAACTTTAATTACAGCAGGAACAATAGGCAATGTAGGAAATGAAGCATACAAGACTTTAGTAGATGAGTATATCGGAGACTGTTTACCATCTTGGGCGTTTCATATGTGTATTCCTTATTTACGCTTTAAAACAGAAAACGGTAACATCTATTCTAAGACTTCAGAGACAGGAAACGCTTTAAGCACAGAAGAAGCTCAACACCTTAGAGAAGAAGTAAGAAACAATGCTGAATACTTTACGGAAAGAATGATACAGTATATCACTAACAATATAACTCTTTTTCCTGAATACAACACGAATAGTGGAGCAGACATTTCACCTGACCAAAACGCTTACTATAATGGTATGAACCTTGAAAGACCAATGAGACAGGGAACTAAACTTACATTGAGAAACTTTTTAAACGCTTCTGATTACTCATAATGAAAAGACACTACAAACCGAAAACTAAAAATGTTACTAAGTTAAAATCCTACTTAGATAAAAAAACTAAACAAAATGACAGAAGTAAAAGATACTCTACAAGTAGGGTTAGCTAATTTTTCAGCTATTGGGTTCACTCTAGCAAGTGCAAATGAAATACTAAGTTTTATTGCACTAATACTTTCAATAGCATATACTATATATAAATTCATTCAATTTGATAAAAATAACTAGATGGCTCGTAAAGTTGTTACAAGCTCTTTTAAGAGCGTTAAAAAGAAACGAAAGGGAATACACTCCAAAAATGCAAGTAAAGGACAGAACGGCTTTAAAAAAGCCTACAGAGGTCAAGGTCGTTAATCTTTTAATCATAAGAGATACCTTCACAGAAAAATCAACTATTGGTAGATTGTTTATTAATGGTGAAAGTTTTTGTGATACATTAGAAAATCCTTGGATAGACAATCAAAGAAGTATAAGCTGTATTCCTAAAGGTCGGTATAAGGTAAGACTTAGATTAGCAAGAGAAAGTGCTACAAGGGATTACTTGCATTTGTTAGTTCAGGACGTTCCTAATAGGGATTATATCTTATTTCATAGGGGTAACACAGCTAAAGATACAAGCGGCTGTATTCTAGTAGGAAATGGTCGTGAACAAGACATTGTTGAAAACTCTCGCTTAGCTATGGATTTAGTTATGCAAGAAATTATATATTTGGGCGGAGAAAATATTAATTTAATAATCAAAAATAAATAATATGAAAAATTACATTATCACAAAACTTCTTACTTCTAAGAAAGTATGGCTAGGAATTTCATCTATTGTTATTCCTTTAATTGCAAACTTCTTAGGTGCTGATGAAGAAGCTGTTTCAAAGATTTGGTGGAGTTTACTAGCAATGCTAGGAGGACAATCATTTGCAGATTTTGGAAAAGAAAGCAAGTAACAGATACAGATTAAAGCCACACGAAAT